AATTGCCGGGTCCGAGAATAATGCCCTAATAGATAGCCCAATGTTGCAAATGTTAAACTTGTTCGCAGAGGATGTGTATAAATATGATGAGGATTGGGGGATTAATTCCGGGTTTTACGATAATGGAGTAGATACATCTGCAGTCAATGACTATTGCAATCGTGCATCTATAAATTATGCGTTGATGTTGTTACGTGGACAACAATTTTATAGTTTTTATACGCTTGGAACACCTGATGATAATAATCCAATGTTCGCGACCACGGACGGAACAACGGACAACACCTCTTTTGCAGAAAAAATTGGACCTTGGGCGTATGCTACCAGTTTAAGAATAAGAGATATTAATATCCATGAAGCGGATGAGCTGGCTTTTGGATTAATTGATTCTCAACGACAGCCTATTGATACGGCTAAAAGCTATTCAAGTACTACAAGTAATACTGACACTGGAACTAAATATGTTAAACCATTATTTCCAATCCATAGTTTACCAGATTCTGGATGGGGGTCGTGTACTATGGAAATCATATCCTATCAGGGTATTGCCATGGTCGTGAATAATGATTATGAAGGATTTTGTAGATGGCATCGTGGAGTGATGTATTTGCTGAACGTACAGAATGCAGGATTTTTAAATAATTGGGATAGCGATGCTTCTAAGAAGGACCCCATCCCAGCGGAAACAATATCCCGCAAAACCCAACAACAAGGATGGACAAATAGCGACGATGATGCTACGTTTGAAGAAAAACCAAATAATAAGGAAAATTATGCAGACTTAACTAAATGGGGATGGTTACCAAGTTATCTTGACTCATCCGGTGCAGGTAAATATGATACAGAGACTAATAGTACTACTGATTGGGCGCTAGTTTCAACCAATACGAGTAACTTTACTATATATAATTGGCCTCCTGACTATGATACTGGTAATAAAACCCAATATTGGGCAAATAGATTGTTCCCATATAATGGCGCAGGCCAATCTTGGCGAACCGGATGGACCTTACCTTGTTGGTGTATAGGATTTAAACCGGTATGGGTTGCGGGTGGAGTTAACAATGATTGGGCTACTACAGAATATGATACAGGATTAGATAAAGATGGTGCTCCTATAAAACCAAGTACAACCACTGTTAATGTAAATTCAAGCTATCCAAGTATTGGGGATGGTTATGATAAAAGTCAACCATTGTTTCAGGCACTGAATCCTTACTTTGCGGCACAAGATGGTTTGTATACCGCAAGTGACGCAGATATGAATATGTTTCTAGCTTATAAACTTGCTGATTTAGCTTGGGGAAGTAATACACCAAGTGGAACACTAACTGAGACTGGATTTGACCTTGGCGATAAGAGTGGATGGGATTGTGATGTGGCAGATTTTCAGGGCGTTGGAGATGCGAATACTGCATTTAACAGTAATCTACAAGGTAATGATCATCAAGTTGATGATGATGGAAATAGTATAACAGGAATAATGACGGTAAGTAAAGCCATTGGTTATGGTTGGGATTTTACACATGGTAAATTATACACGGATGAAACATATCCTGATAGCGGTACACAATATCGTATGTTTACATGGAAAAATATAGCCGTTGCAATGGCTAGAACATTAAATAGTAGAAATGGACTGGCGAATTATAGTACCCCGTCAGACCCATACGGTAATTTTACAAATTACAACAAATTAAAGGAATGGATAATTACACTTGGACATGATACCAATGAAAGTTCCATCAAACCCGATTATATTGATTTAGCGGTTATGATGCTTGCGAGAGAGATTGGTGGTGAATTTGACACAACGGGTTGATTTACAAGAGTCAAATCCTGTTCTATGGTTTAATATCCCGACAATCGTATGTTTCTTTTAAACTGGTTTATAAAGTTACTATACGTTTCATTAAAGGAATGACGCATCACACGACGATGTGTGTTAAACAAGGTTTTAGTTTGGTTGGTTATATTTTGGAACGGTTCTGTATCGCGACGTAATACAACACATAATAAGGATATGAATAATGCCGCAAACGTTATACATAGTATATCCTCCATTGAATTAATACTATAAAAAGAATTAGGATGAATATATATAGAATAAAATATCATTTCACTATAATACATATGAGTTCATTGGCATTCAATGCTGCTCCCATAGAAGATTATGATACGTTTTTATCCAATACCCCTATAGAAAGTAAAAAAAATGACAAATCACGAACTACCTCTCGCAACGTGTCCTCCAAAGTAAATACCATGCGAAAACAGATAGGTATTCAAGGTATGGATAACACAGACGACCTTGCCGATTTTATTCCTTTGGAAAGAAATCATAGTACATTGAAAGAGAAAGACCAAGCCGACAAGTCAGAGACCGATGTACCCGTGAGTGTAGAACAGTTTAACACCATGCCGAATTTAGCCTCGGAAGATTACTATAATACGGTTGTACCCTATTACGATACGTCTAAACCAGCATCCAATCCAGATTTAACCAACAAACTAGAGTACCTCATACATTTATTAGAAGAACAGCGTGATATTAAGAGAGGCACTGTAACGGAAGAACTTATATTGTATACCTTTCTTGGAATATTCATTATATTTGTCTTAGACTCGTTTGTTAAAGTGGGTAAATATACACGTTAATACAATAACATGCAATCCTTTGGTTGTACAGAATAACAAGCATAGTTATATAAAAAAAAGGCAGACGGACATATGGATTTATAAGAGAGATTATAATCTTTGAAGGTTGTTATCAATTGACAAGTATCACCTGTTTCTTCTATTAATAGTCTGGAAACTTTGTATTTTTTCATAATTCTTTTACACGAGGATTGAAACCCTTTAAAAAAAATAGGAAAGGTTGTATCATTCAAGGTGGTAATCAACTCGATACACGGTTTATCATAATCCATCGTACAAGACAATTGTCTAAATACATAGTAACATGTGGGTGTGCAATGATTGAACAACCCATATACAATGAGTTTTTCTTTAATAATTAAATCATAGACATTTAAACTATCCATATGGATACAACAATGAAAACGTTTAGATATAGATTTACAAAACGTTTTAAAATCGTTGAAATTATGTTTGTCTATACGATTTAACTTCAACGAAGTGAATGAAGTGGATAGGCCTACAATATCCTTTAAATCATATCCACTAATATTAAACCGTAAGAGTGGAACAATGGCAGTCATATCGCCTTCACGCTTAAACAAACATATTTTAGTATCTGGAACATGTTGACGAATATGATAATGATGTGTTTGGATAAGTTTAGGAGCAATGCCTTCTTTTCTATGGTTGATGTCTACGGTTAGATTATCAATATAGTGTACCTTCAATGCAGTTGTGTTTAAGGTAATATGTAATGGACGTGCGGTAATTACACCAAGTATAGTTGGAACCACTGGATTGTCGTTGGTACACCGTTTCAATGATAAAAGATTGGTCGTATATACACTTAAAAAACTATTATATGGATGTTGAAAAATATCCTCTTTAGATGGAATGTAGTCTATATATTTCGTTCTGAGATAATGATTTTGTATCAATTGTGTTACGGATTGAAGAATACACTCTGGAGTATCGGATAGGTTATAGGTATGTATATGAAACATATCTACATAAGCATTGACGGATGGTAGTTCGGGTTGAATGATACGATTTGGAAACATCCAATGATTCAAATCGTATAAATGAAAGACTGGCTGAATCGCCCAAAATTTAAATTTTAGACGTATATAGATGGCAACTAAAACAAACACGCTGATACATAAGAAAATAAATGTGTTTAACATTATATACCATGTATATAATATCTACTTCTCTTAAACTTATTCGGTCTTTTGTAGAATATAAATGTACTGATTTTTATATCCAACTGATTTCATATCGCTTTGACTGGATAATATAAACCCAGCAGATTGAGCTAAAGATAAAATGGATTGTTGAGTATCCATATATAAATGATGTGTATGCTTACGAACTGAACCATTTTTACGATGAACGAACGTCTCTATGAACGTACCTTTATTCTGGTTGAGTTTAAAGTCTGCCTTGTAATTGTGGTTTTTAAATACGGCTTGGGTCGTAGTAATACGTTTCTTTGTATAATCTTGTGGATTGATATAAGCCAACACATCTGCAACTGGTAAGATTGGGTCAAACTTATCTCTGTCTACAAGATGTAATAATAAATATCCGCCTGGGTTTAACCATTGTATACAGTTTTGAAAAAACAATCGTTTATTTTTAATCATATATATTGTAAAATACAAACAAGTAATGTGTGTAAAGCTATTGGGTTTAAAGTGAATACTTTTAAGAACATCTCCATGTATAAATTTGCTAGAAGGGTAGTTTTGTTTTGCTTTGGTGACCATTGAAGAAGATAAATCTATACCTTGACAATTGTACCCTTTTTGAGTCAATAATCCAACATGATGACCGGTACCTGAACCAATATCCAATATTTCACTACGTTTTGTAGGAGTGGTTTTATTTAGAATTGTACCAATTTCGTATTCATTTTTAAATTCACTGAATAAGATATCGTCATATACATCTACATAAAAGGAATCATAAATGGATTGGTCTGTTTTATGTACGAACGATTGGTCGTTGTCAAATGTTTCTATTGTAGTTCCATAATGAAACAAGATATATACCAGTATAATGAGTGTAAACCCACTCATTATTTTTGCAAAGGTACTAAACGATTTCCAATCTTTATAAAGGGATTGTATCCATTTTGACATATTATGTATTGTTATGATATTTTTTTTCTATATTATGATGTTATAGAATGGATATATATTCCATAAACGATAAACGTACAACGAATGAGTTTCGTAATATTAGTTTTTCCGGATTTAAAAAAACAAAGGTAAAAAATGAATTATTAAACAGTCTCCTTCAATCTCGTATAGAGCCATCTTGTTATTGGTGTGCTGAATTAATATGTGCAGGTCATTTCATAGATATATGGAATATTATAATATTATTTGTGTCTAAACATATTCATATAGGTTCTCCAAAATTACCAGTATATATTTCTTTACGAATGAACTCATTCAAACAGATTATGAGTGAACATTATGAAGAAGAAATTTATTTGCGTAACAATGATTCCATACGTAATTTATTTGCAGAAGTGATGACTATTATATGCTATTCTAGAAAAAAACATGCCATATTACTTGTAGATATGAAAAACAAGGATGAATATTCCATGCATGTGATGCAAACCAAATTAAAAGCCCCTGATATATCCTATGGAACCAATGTATTTAAAAGAGAAGACCCACCAGAACTATTTGTTGCTGTAAACGAATTTGCCTATCACCTTTCTAAATCCTCTTCCAACGAATACACTGCATGTTATTGGTTAGAATGGTTATTAAATTTTGATAACCTTTGTAAAAAAAATAAACAATCATGTTTAGTAGAAAGACGAACCTGGGCGAAGGTAGATTCTAAATTTCAAAAAGATAGTATTTGGTTAATATGGGATATTTTTTTATCACGAGCAGAAGAAAAAGGATGTAATGTTACGATTAAAATCATTCGTTCTTTATTAGATATGTTTTGCTTACGATATACCACGGATGTAAAACGAACTAGAAAATTTATATTATACAATTGTATTGGATTATTGACAGAACCCGTTGATTTAACCATACCTATATGGAATGACCAGAATATCATCTCCGATATTACAAATAAAATCAATGTGATATACAAAGAAATCAAACTCAATCAACAAGAGGATAAACCCAATTATTTGTTTCAAAATGTAGAAAAGAGTAATGCAGATAAAACAAAGGAAAAAATAAATATCATGAATACTGTATTTAAATATGAATGATTCACAACTTTGGATGACACTGAAATATATTACAAGTTTGTATTAAATCTTCAAAGGTAAATGGCAACTCATCCGAAACAGATGTACATTATGAATAACGATTAAAATATCTTTGGGTTATAAAGGTAATATGTAATTAAAAACGATATTAATCCATTCGGTATTAAATGGTCATAATTCTCAAACTCGGCAGAAGAATTGGTTGCAAACAAATGATCTACAAAATCTGGACCATAATTATATAATTTAGTGTTTTTATTATACGAGGTGTGATGAATTACATGTTTTTGAGAAATATTAAATAACGAATAATTAATAACATGAATGGTTACATAAATAAAACCAAAATAAAATATTATTATTTCAGGTACAAAATCTATACGAAGAAATGTTTGAATGAAATAAAATAGTACAAAAAACATAATATTTACAAATAATTCTATTAACCATTCTACAGCATTGATAAATTTAGTTTTGTTTTCTTCTACGTTATGATGGAACATGATATGAACATTAATACTATTTAAACATTCTGGTATATTGTGAAACAATCTATGAATAAAATAAGAATAAAAAAATAATATTAAAATAGATATCCAAATTACGATTGGAGAATATTTTTTATACCCCAATAGTATAGCTAATATTAATAACGTAAATAGTTGTATAAATTGATTGTAAAAATAGTTTGGAAACCTATTTTTTGTAAATAGTTCAAACATACTATTTATACATATAATATTTGTAAAATGTTAAAAATAACAATTTGTTTAAAATAATTAATAAACCAATATTTATCAGTATTTCTTCACCTGTTTTATCATTAATGTCATGTGTTAATGTATTCGTTAACAATTTGGATGTTGTCGCAAAATATGAATTGTATTCATATAAGGTTAAAATACATCTTCCAAATACAGAAAAAGAAATTTTTACCAAAAGCATAATTACTAATATGGATATTAATAGTTTAAAATCATTTGAAATTAAAATTGATATGAATATTCCATATGCTAAAATAAAGTGTATCAACGATACGAATAAATTAACAAGTAGGTTCATACAATAAATAGATATAAATTTATATTTAACCTACTTTATCATACACGATAATAATATAGCATAACAGAACCTTTCATAAAGTTCCAGGTCTCCGAACCAGCATACGTTTTCCAATTATAATCTTGGTTTAACCATTCTGGCCATGGTTGTTTTCCAAGTTTTGAAAATGCACTTCCATCGTATAGATAATATTCATGATTGCATGTAATTCCGCAACAAAAATGATTTTTACCAATATCCCTACATATCACTGAATCTAAACGATAGGTCACATTGGAATATTGCACTAGGGTTGGTTTATGAAGATCTTTAACATTCGCATAGGATGGACGAGTGTCATCTGATAGCGTAACAATTACAATATCTGGAATTACATCATCAAATCCCATGGTGGAATTCAAAAACTTGGTTACATTCGTATCACGATTATAATGTTTCATTTTTACAGAGACTTGTTTGGCTTCTAAATATTGGATCAATGCCCTGTAATAATCATATGGATTACCATAGTTATCTACATTCTTGATGCCTTTTACACTAGGTATTGAATTATAAATATTGTAAATAATATTGTTGGTGTTAATGGCTAATGAATATTCATTTTGGAATGAACCTTGATTATAACAAGCTTCAATCATTGCATTGAACAATAAAAAGGAGTCTCTCAAAGAACCGGGTTCTATGGTCTTCCCATTTAACAATTTACCCTCTATCATCATATGACGAAAAAAACGCATAAACTTCTTCCCTTTGTCACTTATAAAAAAACAAACAAACATTGTATTAAACCAGCAATTAGTATGTCGTTGCATTGGAAATATCAAACGTGTTGGATCTAATTTTACGTAAGAATTTAAATGTCTACGAAACATATCTTTTGCTTGTTTGGTTGAAGCCGATACACATCTAGGCGAACCATTTGTATGATTTCCAATCTGTATTTTAAATTTAGAAGAAATATAGGTTTTTTTTAAATTATCTTCTAGTCCACAACCTAGTATAGAACGGATTGGTTGGTTTTTAATTAGTTGTAATTGTTTATTGATAGAAGGAGAATACGAATGAGTTTGTAACGTATAACTCTTCATCATATGGGTTAATACAGTGGTATAATGAATAATATTTGGTATAGTTGGTTCTTGTTCTACACGATTAGATGCACGTACAATCATAGGGTGTTCTGTTACCGCTAGCGAGGCAGAAACTAAATCTGGTATGGGGGTTATAACTTTGGAAGTTTGATTACGTCTCAAACGTTTAGAACGTTTGAGTGTATAACTAGGTTTATATAATTGCTCCTTTTGTATTTTACAAATCGCGTCATACCATTGTACATTATTCTCTTTCATAACGCTTCTAACAAACTCTTGATATTTACCTCCACCTGTTATATGATATTTATTGTATAGTTTTTTTTGTTTAATCTCAGTTAAAGCACATGCCCAAGTTAATTTATGTTCATTCATATATTGTTTAACAAATTCAATCCATTTTTTCATTATATTTTAACGGTCTATTATATTAATGGACGAGTCTATCGTTGTTACTAGTCAGCCCAAATTAACCGATACAACCGGCATTGTATTTAATCCATCCGATAGTTCTACCGATACATGGTATGAACGCCTATACAATAACATGTCCATATGGTCGGTCCTTCGGTACATAATTATTATCCTATTGATAATATTTTTAATTACATCGCTCATACCATGGACATTGGATTGGATAAAAAACAAATATGATACGATTATAGTTCCAACCACTACAAATTCAACAAGTAAAAATGGAAACTCTGTATATACTAATGTATCCACTTCTTTGGACGATGCCGTAAATTTAATGGAGAATAGTATAGGGAAATCCAATGTAAAATTCAATCGTATAGACGACACAAATACAACCACTCAATCAGCCATTCAAAATGCACTTCAAACACAACCCAAAATAACAAATTCTCCTTCTGCAGACGAATCTGGTAGTTCTACCCAACAATTACAATCTAGAACGTCTGGTTATTGTTATATAGGTGAAGACCGTGGATTTCGTAGTTGTACACAGGTAGGGGAAGGAGACACATGCATGTCAGGAGATATATTCCCAACCAACGCGATATGTATCAATCCAAATTTAAGAGAATAATAACATTTGTGTATGTTTATATTGAATTTAACAAAAAATTGAAATGAATATAAAGCTATAGGTATTAGTTATTACAACACCAATATGAGCACTAACGATATGTTCATCCCTTCCGCCGAATTCGTTGCGTCCCGCGATATGGGATACAGCAAACCTAAATTGAATAAGGCAGGTGGTAAATCCATCTCCATTCTAAATAAATCCACGAATCGGCAACTGTATCTGGGTATGCCATTGATGTTGACATGGGGAGTCAATGAACGTACCGATGATGCAACTGGACGTGTATCTTATGATATGTCCTTGCAATTTCCAGTAGATGAATATGCAACTGAACAAACCAAAACCGTATTGGCTTCTATTGAAGCCATGGAAGAACAGGTAAAACAGGATGCCATATTGTATTCCAAAGAATGGTTTAACAAACCCAAACTCACGGAAGGACAAGTGGAAGTACTGTTTAACCCAATGCTATATTGGGCAAAGGATAAAGAAACAGGTGAACGTCGTGAGGGTTCTGCCCCCACGCTTCGTGTCAAATTGGATTGTTGGGATGACAAATTCAAGTGTGAAGTATACGATGTAAATAAACAACCTATGTATCCTAGTAAAGATGGAGAACCGACTACACCAGTGGACCTCATTACCAAAGGGTGTTTGGTAGCAACCATTATTAAATGCGGAGGCGTTTATTTCGTAAATGGTAAGTTCGGTGTAACTTGGAGGTTGCATCAAGCTTTGGTGAAACCTAAACCGTCTATGAACGGAATGTGTTTTATTCCACTATCTCCTGACGAAGTAACGTTGTTGAATTCACAGAGTGTTAAAGAAGATGATAAAACAGAAGTAGAAATTGTTGAAAGCGATGATGAGTTTAAACCAGACACTACTACCCATACAGAACCTCTACAAGAAGAGGAAGTTTCCGAGGATAAACAGAAGAAAAAGGTTGTAAAGAAGAAAAATAAGGTATAAACACATTATTAACCATTTTATGACAAAATATACTAACCATTTTTTTTACAATTGTTTATACATAATAATCCAGATTATTATGTATTATGAAAAGGTAATGGTAATAAACATGTAAACCACTTTTGACAATTTGTCAAATATAATATCTATTTAAAATAATTATGTTAATAAAGAGTTGATTATTGATTTGAGTTTTAAATTCTAATTAGGTTGTATAAAATAATGTAAATATGCATCTTCATAAATCAAAAGGTTATAAACAGAAAACAAAAAAAATAAATAAAAAAATTTATAAATAAAAGGTTCTGTTATTAGAGAGGATGTGATACAAGATAATAATTGTTATTAAATTCTTTAATATATAAAACCTCTTTATTTAATGGAATTTTTATTTTTAGTTTATCATCCAACTTACTAGAATGTAAATCTTTTTTTTTAAGAAAGTTTCAGATGTACTTGTTAATTTATTGCCGATAATTTCCAATGAGATTTATGTGCTAACCATTCATTTTCTTTTAAGATACTTATATTATTTAATGGTGTTTGAATAAATTTTCTAACTCATGAATATTTTTTATAAAATGTTTGGATTTAATAAATTTATTATAATTTTCAATTGCTTTATCTTTATCATAAATATGTTCATCTTTATCAAAAAAGCAAAAATAATCCTTCATATATATATCATTCGAATTATTTTCTAATATTGGAATAGATAAACACATAATTGCTTCAAAAAAACGATATGACCAAGGACAATCCCCAGTCGGTGTTAATGTAAATTTAGATCTAGATATTGTATTATAGTAATCTTTATCTATTTCATATTTTTTTTGTTCTCTTCCATAATTAGATTGATTTATTACAGAATTCTTGTTATATTTTTGTACCCATTTGCGTTTTGAAGTTATAGTTCCAGTAAAATTATAATCAATATCTTTTTCTTTTATAAGAGAATTTGTATAATTTAATATATACAATGGAAATATTAGTGGTATTTTAATATTATTAATATAATTACAACCATTGATATGGTCTATTTTTAGACTTTTAATATTATTTTTATTATTTCCATTCAATAATTCACCAATTGCTTTTTTTAGATAAAATAATTGATAATTTTCATTGTATTTTATTTTAGCATTATATTTATATAATATATTTAGATAAAAAAATTTAACTTAAGTAGACATATTTTGTCCCATTTTAATGTTTCAAGGGTGTAAAACATCAAATAGAATCAAATTTAATGGTAATGAAAAATCATTTATAAAAAAATGATTTAAAATAAATACGTATTTTTATACTTAAAGAACACACGATGTCTTCTGAACAAGCAACCAGTCAAATAGAAGTTGTAGAACAACCAGCTAAACCAAAAAAGTTTAAAAAAAAAACGCTTGTTATAGTTAAATCAACTACAAATAAAGAAACAACAATCAAAAATAAAGGTACTGGAGCGGGTGGTTCTAAAACAAACACTAATGGATTACCATATGAAGAATTAACCGAATTAAATACACACTATGAAATTAAAAAAACACACAAAAATGGTAAAGAAATAGTATTTAATATAAATAAAGATACACCATTTATTGCTACAAAACAATCAAACGTATTTAAATATATGGATAAACATATGAATAAATCTATTAATAGAGCACATGGATGTAAAAGACCGGATGAATGCTTTATAAATGAAAATACAAAACAAATATTTATAATTGAAAAAAAATTTCAACAGATTGGGGGTTCTGTATGTGAAAAAATACAAACGGCCGAATTTAAAAGAAGACATTATAACAAACTATTTCCAGATTATGATGCAGTTTATATGTATTGTTTATGTGATTGGTTTAAATTAAATTGTAAGGCAGAACTAGAAGATTTAAAAGAAATAAATATTCCAGTATTTTGGGGTAGTAACGAAACATATAAAGAAGAATTAATATATTTCATAATCAATTATAAATAATTACTTCTGTAGTCTTTGAACCTGGTTTCTTGGCATTAATAGCCCTCCTTGCTATAATATCATCACAATTATATTCTTTAAAATTATCAGTAACTAAATCTACCTTTGCATTACTCATAACAAATTTAATATTTTCCAATTTTTTTATTTCATTAAATAGTAATTTGTGTGTTTCTAAATTGAAACCATCTGCGACATATCCAACAAAAGAATTCGCATTTTCGGGTGCATATGGTGGGTCTAAATATACAAAATCTCCTTCTTTAACATTTTTAATTGAATCAGTAAAACTACTATGTTTAAATTCAACATTTTTAATTAAATCGCTAATATAATTTAAATATGTTTCAGATATTATTGTAGGTGTTTTTTTGTAATGTCCATATGGGACATTATATCCATTTGGTCCTTCACGATACATACCTCTAAAACAAGTCTTATTAATAAACATAAATAGTGCAGAACATTCAATAGTATTTTTATCTATGTTATTATATTTGTTCCTTATCCAATAATAATAACTCTCTTTTGAAGTCTTTGCTTCATCTATAGAAGTAGGTTTTCTATTAATTATTGTCCCCTTTATGCTATCATATTCTTCAATATATAAATTAATAAATTTATATAATTCTTCTTTGTTATTTTGAATGTTTTTATATACATTAATTAGGTCACTATTAATATCATAAGCATAAATTTTGTTTTTAATTAGAATTTTATTTTGTTTTTGTAATGATAAAACCGCCAATAAAACACTACCTCCTCCTAAAAATAGTTCATGATAATTATTTATTTCGTTTGGTAATTTTGAAATAATGTCATTAATAATTTGTGTTTTACCTCCTACCCATTTTAAGAATGGTTTTTGTATTTTGTGTTCGGTCATTTTGATATCTTTATTTACAATTACTTCTTCATTTTCAACAATCAATTTTTTATTATTTAATTCTTTTAATTTTTCTTCAACTGCTTTATCTACAAGTGCCTTAATTTTATCAACATTGTTTTCACAAGGAGTTTTGCGTCTATTATGAGAATCATAGTGAGATTTTTGAGAAAAATCCTTTCCACATCGTTCGCATGAATATTTAACCATTTTCGTTATATTGTTAAATCATTTTTTTATAAATTAACTTAAATTAACAAAATCTGTTAAATATTTCTAAATATTAGAAAGTAGGCGTTTTAAATGTTCAAAGGTGTAAAACTGAACAGGTTGATATATGGTATAAAATTGAAATGATTAGACGATTGGTTGAAATCATTAAAAACCATGAAAAACATGTTTAACGATTCAAGTGATACCCTGAGGATACATGTGACGGATTCACATACCGAGATTGAATGCTGTGTATGTTACTCTAACTATGGGGGTCGTACGACCCAATTTTATAATTGCATAAATATTGGTTATCATTATATATGCAATTATTGTTATAACGAATGGTCTAATCATTCATCTGTATGTCCAATGTGTCGTTCTAATCAACACGATATTATACCTTGACCTCATTTACAGCATTTACAATAGACGCCGACGCCTTTGCAAAATGAGGAGACATGTAACGCTGAAGATTAAAGTAGGTCAATTCATCTTCCTTTTTTACATTTAGAAGTTCTGTAAGTTTCTTATCCGGTAGAATCTTACGTCCATTGGTTGGGTCCTGAAGACTATTCGCACGAATATAGGCGTTAATGACTTTGGTAACTTCCGTACGAGCTAGTTCAGTGCCATACGGTTGATTCAAAAAGTTTGCGAGTTCATTGCTGATTAGCGCAGGTTTTACAAATCCACTTGGCTTACGAACCCCCTTTGACTTTTTCTTAGACTTGTTTGCGAGTTTTAGGTCACGAACCGTCTTCTTTTCAAGTGTCTTAATTGCATTCTTAATACCACTCAATTGTAGAGTAACCATTTGAACTTGAGTTAGCAATGCATTAAACTCGGAGACCATTGGACTATCGCTTACAACGTCAGATTCATTCGTCTTTACCTCTGATACAACTACCATGTCGTTGCTCTTTTTCATATTGGGTACATCCGAACCCTCTTTCACCTTCTTATCCTTTGGAAGGGGTGACTCTACCTCCTTTTTTACCTTTTCCTTCTTTTCCTTCTTTTCCTTTGGAAGGGAAGCGTCTACTTCCTTCTTTACCTTTTTAGGTGGCTCTGGTACTCCACCCGATACAACTTGAACTACTTTTTCAGGGTTAGACTTCTTCGGTGCACGGGACATGATATACCATATAAATGTATTATATTTTTAAGTTATTTAACGCATAATATATTATAATGCATAATACGTTAGAACTTAGTCCTTTCATGCGACTGATTGATAGAACCAAGGCAATTGAAGAGCAGCCTCTTCATTCACTAAAGTTAATGCACACAACACGTAATTTGTACCTAGACATCTCATTTGTTCATCGTTTGAACTCGTGACTAAACATCGTATAATGTCTAATGACAATTCCATGAGAGGATTCCATGATAAATGGCTAATGGTATTCATACGAATGTTCACGAATGGATTACGGTTAGGAGATATCAATCCTCTTATAGTATTTGTGATATTTGCTCTATATACCCATATGTCTAATAATTCTCGTATAAAACGTATCAATCGTTTACGATTAAGACTCCATAACCATTGATAATCACTGTAATTCCCAAGACGATTTATATCTTGAAATACAGATAATACATTCATTTCAAGCGTTTTGTAATCATCTAACACTTCTTCCACTGGATATAATTGGGTTTCTTTAAAAAAAAACTTGGATAACCGATGTATTTTTAATATATTATTATAGAGGGATTGCGGAAGAATTTCTCTTGTATATGGATTTTTAGGTGGTTCATTTCCAATGTTCATTAAAGTATATAATGATATGATATCAAATCCGTAAGTATTACCCTCCTTGTCATTATAACTAATAAATTGTTCGGTAGATATATCCTTTATGTCATTGAATGAACAAAAATCAGTTACATTTATACATTTGGAGCGTTGTATAAATCCAGGACCCTTTGCTTCAATGTATTTTTTTAATAGTGTCTTTTTACAAAAAGATTGTATAATATTTGCATGATTCTTGGTATTGAGATAATGATATAGTCTGTCCTTTAAAATGGATTTATTTCCGGTTACATGTAAATGATATAATCTACACAAATGTTTTAATTGTATCAATGTGAATTTCACATCATACAATAAACGTGGTTGGCTTGGTATCAAAGAGGGTAATTGGTCTTTACAAACATTGGATATCATTCTATTCTATTATAACATATTTTATATATTTGTATTATATAAATATAAATCCATGATTATTAAGTAATGAACGAATCAGCGTATTATTATAAGTGGATTTAGATATGGTTTTATACAACAACATTGTAGGATTGATTTTAAACATATCCATTGTATGTTGAAATGTCTGGATATCGCATATACATTCTTGGTGTAAGAGCCACTCCATAAAGGAGTTGTTATGCATGTTCATCTTATACTTTTCAAATAAGATGAGAGCGTCTGACAAATGTATGCGTGGTTCACTGTATATGTTATAATCGGTGCTTGTAAGCACACATAAAATACGAAACTCAAACAAACTCATACCCAATTCTTTTAATATATTTGATAATTCATATTCTATGACGGAAGAATATAATAAACTGAAATATCTCAATACGCGAGGACAACCATATAAAAACATATCCATGTCTTCACTCAAACAAGCATAAGCATGATTGGTTATAACCATGTGTGCGCAAACTGGGTCAGACTCACCTTCGCATTGATAATAGGATATACCCATATGTTGCAATAATTTTTTTACTTCTTGTTTATCATTCCTTGTCAATTTTACACATTTACGTTTTAATTCATGGATACGATATAATGTATTCTGTGCTGGTTCAACTGGTTTATTCTTCATTTGGTCGGTTAGATTGTGTATCATACGTTCTATATCCTGTTTTGTGGTTTGACGTACTTTTAATTCATCCATCTTTTCATACGGGGGTATTCCATCAAAAATGAATATTGGAATAACTTTGTGATAACATAATATAGATACCATGTGATAGATTCCACCGATTAGCCCCCCTTCTCCTTTAAATCTATACATGTATATACTTGCATCCACGACAATCGTCTTACCTTGTAAGGTTTCTATAGATATGGAATGCATGCAATTCGGAAATCGTTGCTTTAAAATCTGATTTAATCCTTTAATACCCATGTTTAAATTAACACTTGTATAAGGATACTGTCAATTTTCTATTATATTGTTTTTTATATTGTTTTGATAATAGTATGACACATTCCAATATCGTTCCAATGAATATTCGTATGACAATGTTGTATAAACGAATGATAAGTCTCATCGTATAACGCATTCATTAATAAACTTTCAAATGTTGCGACACTATACACTTCATTGTTAAATTCCAACCAATTTGGATTATTTGTATTACACCAGACTAATAATTTGAGGGGTTTGTGCATTAATACGCTTGTAAGGATATAATATGCAAAAATATGAGTATTCTCTTTGTAATTTAGTCTTGTAATCGGGGATTGAACATGAATGACATCATGATAAGATAGTTTCATATATTTCAATATACGTGAAGCTTGTATGGTAGAGAATATGCTTTCAACGTTTAAATAGAATGTAGCTAGACGAAGAAATTCTTTAAAGTTTTTACTTTTTAAAATAGCATTATAACATATATTTATAATACGTGCCCATGTCTCAACATACGTTTCGCTTACTCTTACTTTAGAGGGTATAGAGATTCGTTCCGATAATCCTCGAGATAACCGTATTTCATTCTTATCGGAAGGTTCAAACCCATATGCATGTAAACATTCATGAATAAATACTTTAAACCATTCTTCACTTCTATAAATTACCATAGTATTATGGATAGCACATGCATATGTATATGCAGTGTTTGCATGAGATGCATGAAGTACTGTATTATCATCGGTTGGAAACAATTTCTTATGTTCTGTAAAATAAATATAAATGTTTAAGGTTCTTGTACATTCATATTTAGAATATTTGTGACATACATATAACCATGAATACATTAAACGAATCCTCTCATCCATTTCAGTCTTGGAGATAGGGTTTAATACACCCACATGTATTAGGATAGTACGTCCTAAAAAAGAACACGTATATATGATTTGACTATGCATAGATGTATGAATTACATTTATAATTTCATCTGGTATAAACATACTTTTACTTGGATAGGTCATATCTTTATGTATGGTTTTTACCTTGCATTTACGCATAATACCTTTTGCATATTTTATACCTTCTAATATATCACGATATATACGTATCAATAAAGATTCTTCATTCATGCCAATCGTTATTTTAGGCTTATACGGAATCAATTTAGGTATCCATGTAATGACTTTCTCATACTCTTTGGAATAATACATATAGTATATTCGTTTATCTTAATTCTTTCCTTGTCTCCATTAATTCTTCATATGGTTTAGGTTCAGATGCTTTTATGAATTGATTAAGCAGTGCGGATTGTGTAGCCAACAATGTTTGTTTTAGTTCTGGATGTTGATTGAATTTGGCAAATAACGCTTTTTTTAAAATAACCTTATGGCGTCCACTGTAAAAATTGGGGTCTATTTTGATTTCAGTTGGTCGTAGACGTTGCCCTTTATGCTTACCTAATTTGCTACCAGTATCTTTCGCAATGAAAGGGTCTTTTGACATGTCTTCATTGGGATTCGCGTCTAATGCAAATTTTAAATAAAAATGTGGATTGTTTTCTTTAAATTTAGAGGCTTGATAATAATGTTCGACGGAATTCCATCGGTGGTCATCTAATTCAAAGGGAGCTATCCAAGTGTTGTCTAATTTACGACGCCAGTTCGGAATATGTTTTAACTCTATAAAATCTAGGGAAGCATCATTGTCTATCTTTTCTCCTACCCCTTTACCCGGCGCAGGTTTGTCTGCAGATTTATGATAAAATTGGAATACCGTAGTATCCATGATACTTGTATATGGAGAGGGAAGTCTTTTCTTCATTGTATTCATAAATTCTTTAAATTCTGGTATGATATAAAAAGGACCTGCTAAACGTTCCATACATTTATCCATAATCTTGACTTTAACATCGTACGATAATTCTTTAAATGTTAATGCACCCTTATTTTTATAAGTAATGACTCTATAATGAGAGCCACTATATTCTAATAAAATGTAATGTTCTGGTGTAAATACACCAGCCTCTTGTAAAATTGGGTCATTTAATTGACCACACAATATGACATTGTCCATGTCTTTGGAACTATATTGGTCTGAACTAAATAAAATAAATTTTATATTCAATGCACGTTCCAAGGTTGAAATTGCCCATGTATCACCCCAAAAATCGCACGTTTTAATTTTAGAAATAAATGCATCCAAACTATCTACTCCCGTCATAAATTTATATTCTTTGACCAGTTCTATTTCATTGGCGTAAGCTTGTTTTGCCTTCGTATGTGACGTCTTCAAGCCTTCTGCTTGTTTGGTTAAAGACAATAGTATATCTCTGTCTTTTGTAGCCTTGATGCGACGAGTTATTTCTTTGTATTCTTTTGCGTATTGCTTAATCTCTTTTAAAGTTGCATGTATGTTGCTTTGTATCGTACGATACAAAAAAAGGTAATTTTGAAATACTTCTTCTGTACATTCCTTTGCTAAAATATCTCTCAATTCTGTAACGGTTACAGTCGTACCGATTGTTTTCAATCCATCGCGGATAGAAGCAAATAAACATTCCCCTCCACCTTCATTTTCAATGATACTATAATTGTTATTATGCATAAATCGTTCAACCCAAAACTTAGCGGAGGTTTTCTTATACGCCTTTGTTTCTTTTAAAGATTGTTCCGTCTCGTCTTGTAAAGAAATGGGTGCGGTTTCTATAGATATCGCGGGTGTATCTTCTACCATGGAAGTATCTATTTTAGGAGTAGACAATGGTTGTAAAGAAGTAATTACATTTAAATAATCAGGGGTAACAAAGGAATACAACCGTAATGGATTCATTTTATCCACATCAATATCTCCTTCTTCATCCAAAATGTCGTATTGCCTTTCCATGTCTATTTCATATAGCCCGATTTGAGCATATACTTTGTCTCGTGCTATACTATATACTGGATAATAGACGACATTCGGTGTTTTAGACCAATCTTGTTGGTCTATATAATTATATTTGGGTCTGCCCAATGCAATAATAATAGTTCTATCTAATACATGTGTTTGATAGAGCTGGGCTTCATACTCATTGTCATCTACATCTAAAGTATTTATTTCTGGGAATTGTATTTCTGGATTTATATTGGATATAATCATCAATTATACTATAGTTGTATAAATTATTAAATCCTATTTACACGCCATTTATACTATCTACCATATCCATATGCTGAAATATACTCTTTGCAGACAAAGATACATATTCTTTCATTTTAAACGAGGTTATATGTTGTATATTATATTCTAGTTCATGACATTCTTCCGATATATGTATGTATTTTTGTCCGGTGAGATATAATATACTTACTAATTCAGTTAATTCATCTACAAACTCTGTTTGATTTTGTATGGAGATTCGTTTCAAAATTTCATCTTGAATGAAAAGAATAATCATATTGATTTCAACGATATTCACTATACCATAAGGTACAAGATTAACCAGAAATGATCCTGTCGTTCTGCGTTTTAAATTGTCTTTATTATTCTTACAAAATCTGTTGTAGTCCGTAGTTGAATTATGATACTCTATTTGTAATATAGATTCTTTGAATAATGCAACACGACGACTTGGTGTATCGTGCAAAAACGCATAGGTATGATACAATTTTGAATATAACATGGCATATAATTTTGAATAGGCCATTACGCCACTTAAAATATCAAACATTATATTATTTAATTTATCTAAATCGTCTAAATTATAGTCTTCATGTTGTATAACATTTACCTCATGTATAAGTTTAGGATATAAATGATCATACGTTGTATCCGTAAACATGTTTAATAATTTTCGTATGTTATCAATGGATACATCTATACCATTACGAGTTGTCATTGGAGTCAATTTAAATGATTTATGGATACTTTGAGTTTTTTTTGATTTATTTACAACATTCATATGTGGAGTGTTACATACCTCATTATATATCATTTGTATCATGCTTAGTACAGATGCGTTTAACTGAACTCTTTTGCATGTGTTCTCAATGATTTGAATCTCTTGTATTGTATATCGTTCTATACTAGAACCGACCATATTCAATATATGAATATGGTTTCTAAATCATTTATATCATGATAACAATGAACTTAAATAAATTATATTAGATATACATAATATGATTGAGAATGAATGCAATACATTTGAACCCTACGAGGAATGGGACCAGTTTGATTTACACTCAGATGTATTACGAGGTATATATGCATATGGGTTTGAAAAACCTAGTCTCATTCAACAAAAATCAATTCGTCCTATGTTAGATTGTAAAGATGTTATCGTACAAGCGCAGTCGGGTACAGGTAAAACAGGTTGTTTTACGATTAGTACATTATCGTTGATAGACCCAAACGAATCCTCCATACAAGCTTTACTTTTATCCCCTACCCGTGAATTGGCGATGCAAACCATGGATGTATTAAATGCATTGGGGAAATTTATACCTAAATTTAAATCTGTGTTGGCAGTTGGGGGTACCTCCCTTGAGGGGTGTATTCAAGATATACAATTGAAACAACCGCAAGTCGTTGTAGGTTGTTCTGGACGTATATACGATTTAATCCGAAGAAATATCATTGTACCTGATACGATAAAATTAATCATTATAGATGAAGCAGATGAAATGATGTCAGTTGGTTTCAAAGAACAGATTTATAATATTTTTCAATACATATCAACGAACGTACAAGTTGGTTTGTTTAGTGCAACTTTACCAGATGATATTGTTAAACTATTTGATACATTTATGAGAGACCCAGTTAAGATTTTGGTAAAATCAGAACAATTGACCTTAGATGGGATATCTCAATATTACATCAATCTAGAATGTGATAATGACAAATATAACTGTCTAAAAGATATTTATAGTACATTTACAGTATCTCAATGTATCATTTACTGTAATAGTGTACAACGCGTCCAACATTTATACGATACAATGATGGCAGAACATTTTCCAGTTACCGTTATACATTCCAATATGGATAAACAAACTCGTATTGAGAATTACAAACATTTTCGTAATGGTAAATCCAGAGTGCTTATATCAACGAATGTTACTGCTCGTGGAATTGATATACAACAAGTAAGTACAGTTATTAATTTTGATATTCCGTCGTCTGTAGAAACCTATTTACATCGTATTGGACGTAGCGGACGTTGGGGTAGAAAAGGATTAAGCATTAATTTTGTTACTCCTCGTGATACAAGTTATATTCAACAAATTGAGAGACATTATTCCATACACATTCAAGAGATGCCAACCAATTGGAGTGATGCTTTGAAAGAATAAGGTAATATACCGTGTATTTTTTCTTAATATTGTACAATGGATGAGACTACCCAACGACATGACCCAATGAATTTTGCAGGATTTCGCATTCCATTAGCATATCATTCGGATAAATGTACGATTAAACCAGAAGTATCCAATGATTTAGAACTTAAATGTGGTTCTCATCCATTGTATGAATCCTTATTGAAAGCAGACGATGATTTTAAAAAACTAATCATTCCACAATTATCCAGATGGTATACTACGGATACTATATTTTTGAAAGATACACAACATATTTTAAAAGGTCCTTTACCAAAACAACCTTGTTATCATAAGATAATGAATATTTATAAAACGATGGAACCCATAAACGATACCTTTTTAGAACAATATCATTACATTGAATGGAAACCTTTACAGACACTAAATGCAAATCAAAGTGTAATGCAATGTATGAGTGTTTATAACCTTTGTTCACCTATCCTTTCCCTTGCATTGCCAATATTTATGTTGATTATTCCATTATTTATGATAAGATTACACGGGATTCAATTATCGTTTCATAGTTATATTCAACATCTTTTGGTCGTTTTGAAACGTCACAGTATAGGACAAATATTTTTTATTCATCAGGCCACATTAGACAAACAAATCGTCATAATGATATCTTTTATTTTTTATTTCGTTCAAGTTTATTTAAACGTTCAAAGCTGTGTAAAATTTATAAAAAACATGACACATATACACGATTATATATTTGCAGTACAAGATTACCTTACGGCTACAATGTCTTCTATAGACTCTATACAATTGTGGAATGTATATCCGTCGTATAAACCATTCTTAGAACATTGTAAGAAACAGGGAGCAATCATGCATACGATATGTAAAGAAATACAACACGTCACACCATTTCATTATACAGGCTCAAAATTATTGCAGTTAGGTAAACTTATGCGTATATATTATTTATGTAATACAGACCATACATGGCAAGAGACCATTCAATATAGTATATATTTAAATTCTTATATACACTCGTTGTCTTGCATTAAAGATAAACTTCAAAATAAAACGTTACATTTATGTAAATATAGTAAAAAGAAAACATATTTCAAAGGTATATATTATCCACACATTGAGAAAGAATTAGTCGTACATAATGATGTTAGTTTATCCACCAATATTCTCATTACAGGACCAAATGCTGCAGGTAAAACCACCTTATTAAAAACGATTATGCTGAATACTATATTATGTCAACAATTCGGTTGTGGTTATTTTAATAAAGCATGTCTACAACCTTATCATGTTCTAAGTAGTTACATTAATATACCAGATACGTCTGAGAGAGAAAGTCTTTTTCAAGCAGAAGCAGTACGATGCAAAACTATATTGGATGACATTCTTCGTAATAAAGAGAGGCGGCATCTTTGTATATTTGATGAATTGTTTTCAGGTACAAACCCATACGAAGCTACAAGTGCAGCGAAAGCTTACCTAAAATATATCCACAAACAAAACAATGTACGTTTTTTATTGACCACCCATTTTGTAGACATGTGTAAACAATTAAAAAATGAATGCGATATATGCAATATGCAAATGCAAGTAGAAAAAGATATGCATCATTCGTTTCTATATACGTATCGTATCATAAAAGGTATATCTAATGTAAAAGGTGGGATTAAAGTATTGAACGATTTGAATTATCCAACAGAAATTATTCAGGATTGTTTATGTGAAATCAATCGTCACACACTATAATTCGTTAGATAAGAGTAATAATAGTATGACTACTCATTAATGATGGATAACCTACTATTAGGTATATGTATTTTATTGTTAGGAGTAATGTTTTATTATTTTAACGGTCGTTTATCTATACTTGAATCTACATTAGTTAAACAAAATCATGTATTATCTGATTTTATCACCAATGTTAAGAGTAATACAAGCGTACAAGAGTCTGTCCAAGATAATACGAGTAACCATGGGGCAACCGTTGAAGCCATGCATGTTGCAAACAGATATCACGATACTTCCACGAATGTGCCGGATATGGAATATATTGAGATAACCGATAGCGACAATGACTCAACCACGTCAGAGGACTCATTATCATCGGATGATACGAATAAGGAAACGTCCATTACAGAACCGCTAGAGGTCAAGACAGAAGTTAAGGTCATACGTTTAGGAGAGATAGAGGACGTTCGTAATTTGGATACTTTATTGAAAGAAAACGTGGTAGAAACCTTAGACGAAGAGGAAGACGACGATGGAATTACGGTGGATATAAACGATGGTTCCGACGTGGATTATTCTAAAATGAAAGTAAGTCAATTAAAACTTATTATTTCAGACAAGGGTATCGTTTCAAAAGGAAAAAGGAAAGTAGATTTAGTGAATGCTTTACAAGATACTAATTTATAATATTTGAATAATATATATAATATATGTATGACAATTGTCAGAATGGTTCAAACAATATACATATGAATTATCCTCCTATCATGGCGGATGGCCGTAATTTTACAGCGTGGCAACCTGGTTCTAAACTTAGTGCAGATATACGTAAGCAAAGTAACCTTCATACCAACTGGCAATATCGCCAATATATGCAACATAACGCAGATAAAATCATTGCCTACAATCAACTTGCCTCGTGTGACAAATGTGGTGCCTGTCCAATAAAGTATGGCGTACAACCCAAACAGACTACACAATCACCTATTGTATTTTCCTCCATTGATGTGACACAAACACTTGGTTATCCGAACAGCGATTTAAAAAGCCAATATTTATCTAAATATCAATTACAACGTAGATTATATACACCGGTGTTAACTCAAGAACAACTTTTACGGGGCGGTTATAACAACTATAATTGACTAATGATATAAACGGTATACGTTATGAATAGTATGATATTAAGTATAGATATTGGTATTAAAAATTTATCTATATGTCTTATTGCCTCCGATGGTAGTATTCGTGATTGGGATATCCTTGATCTCACGAATACTACGATTCATTCTTGTAACTATTGTATGAAACACAAACGTTGTACCAGTCGTGCATCTTATACCGTTGCAGGTAAAATGTATTATTGTAATAGACATATTACAAAGTGTATTCCTTCTATCCGTATTGCACCCCCTGAATATTATAGTCTTTTAAAAAAACCATCTTTGATGAAAACAAAAAAACTGAATCATATGTTTGATTTGAATATATCGGTAGAAGAATTAACGAATCATGTATATCAACATTGTGCAACCAAAGTCATCCAGCCAGTATCTGCAAATGCCCTAGATTTAATTCAGATTGGAAAGACCTTAAGTGTAACGTTGACACGCCGTTTATCGTGCATAAACGATATAGACACTGTATTGATTGAAAATCAAATTAGTACGATTGCAAGCAGAATGAAATGTGTTCAAGGAATGGTAGCCCAGTTTTTTATTGAAAAAGCAATTTATAACATTCTATTTATATCTAGTATAAATAAATTAAAAATGTACGACGTTCCAAAAAAAACGTATAAAGAACGTAAAGCCTCGGGTATACATGTGGTTCGTGGTTTGTTAGAGAATTCCATGAATCATACATGGTTGTCTGTATTTAATACTCATAAAAAAAAGGATGATTTAGCAGACTCTTATTTACAAGCGTTATGGTTCATTCATACAAAAACATAATTGCGTTTTACTCTACTTAAAATGATATCACTCTTTGTTAATATGCAAGGAGAGACAATTGTATTGAATGATAATACAGACATACATATACCGATTCAATCTAACTCTATTAATTTTGGAGGGGGTGTTGAACTTTTAATGAATGACAAACGCAGACCTGATAAACATAGTGACCTCATGGATATAAATATAAGTGATTTAAATGCGCTTGAATCTGAACTAAATGATCTTACAGAACCTACTGAAATCAAATCTACAAAGTCTGATTTGTTTCAATCTATGTTGAAACAACCAGCCCCTAAAGACAGTAAACCAATTACACTTAATATTTCAGATGTAGATAATCAAGAACCTTCCATTGGTCGTTCTACCGCACAGGCGCATGTTGAAACTCAACCAAACGACTATTCTAAATTTAACGTACACATTGACCCTGATATTCCAGACGTGTTAGATAAATCGCCAGAAGACATTCTCAGAGAGAAATTTACATTCTTAAATAAATTGGAAAATTTAGAACGCAAAGGAGTTCGTCTTACCAAAAAGTACAGCATGGATTCAAACTTGGACGAAATGAAAGGTGAATATGAATCCATTATAGCTGAGAAGGAAAAGTCAAATAGTATGAAATTTCAGGGCAAAATGTTGATGGCTGCCATTACAGGTATAGAATTTTTAAATAATCGTATAGACCCATTTGACATTAAACTGGATGGTTGGAGCGAACAAATCAATGAAAACATTGAGGATTATGATGATATATTTGCAGAATTACATGAAAAATACAATTCCAAAGTGAAACTAGCGCCCGAATTAAAATTATTGTTTCAACTGGGAGGGTCAGCCATTATGGTGCATATGACGAATACGATGTTTAAATCAGCTTTACCTGGTATGGATGATATTATGAGACAAAATCCTGAACTCATGCAACAATTTACACAGGCGGCCGTAAATTCAATGGGTGAACAGAGTCCAGGATTCGGTGGATTTATGAATAATATCATGAAGAATGACCCTAAACCAACTGAGATTGGTACTCTGCCGAACCCAATGAAAACCCGTTCAGATAAGAGTTCCCGATATACTGTAAATCCAAATCGTCCAGACATTTCAGCGGCAAGAGCACAAGATGGTTACGACGTGAATGATACGTTTGAAACAGTGAACGAGGTGAACGCGCCACGTTCTATGAAACAAGACCGACCAAGACCTGAGATGAAAGGACCAAGTGATATTAACGACCTTTTGTCTGGATTGAAACCCAATACACAAAAGTCTAACGAACCTGCAGAACCTATGGTTATACCTGTAAAAGAGGGTAGTACCGTAAGTATTCAAGACCTTAAAGAATTACAATCTGCAAATATACCATCTCGTTCTAACCGTCGTAAAAAAAGTGAAAAAACCAGTATTAGTTTAGATTTTTAAGGTATTCTTTGAATTCAATATATATGTATACAGGATTCAATGTATCTATAGAAAATATAGAAGTTGTAGATATCTCTGCAATTCCAGATTGAAGGAACTGTATGCATTGATACGGTTCTATTTTTAACTCACTTACGTTTACAGTAAATTTATGTTTCCCAACATAAATATCGTAGGTTTCTTTTTCTAATAGTTCATATATGGATATAGTGTGATGAACGTATAAAACATTGTTGTCGTCTTTAAATATACCGTTCGGTAGGATGGGTTCTATATTCACTACAACTTTATACGTTTCAGTTATAAATTCTACTTGTTCATGCCACAATGGAATATAATAGGTTTCATCCTGAAACACTAAACTATAAATGTCATGGTTCAATAAATTATCAAGGGTGGGTTGTAACGTAACACGATATATATTATCCTCACTAGGTAATGGAGTCTTACGATAATAATCTAATATAAGTTGTTGTAGTAAGGAATAGGATTCTTTATCTAAATTTAGTTTAAACTCTAATATAAAATTCATCATATAAAGTACACAGTTGTCTTCATGTATACCAAACACAGTGTGTATATACTCCTTCATTTCAGATACATTGGATTGTATGTAACTGGTTGATTGGTTTATCTCTTGTATTATACAATTATAGGCATCCTGTATTTCTATAAATGTTATTGTATCCATAGTTGTATCCTGTTTTAATTTATCTGGATGGTATTTACGTGCTTGACGAAAATATGCAGTTTTGACATCTTTCTCTGTTAATGATTTACACCATTTTAATTCAAGTAAATCACATGCCTTTTGTATCTCCATGAATTATATTTATTATATGAAATATTAATCTCTCTAAATGATAAATAGGACGATAATTGTTATTGTAATAATACAAAAAACGATAGGTTTGTATAAGCATAGGTGTAATTTGATGGGGTTGAACTATTTGTTTTAATATAACATTGGATAGAATATACCATATACAATCAAATACATTCAGATTGTATATTAGGATATCATACAATCGGTCTCTGATTTCGCTGTATTGAGGAGTTCGGATATATTCTAGGATTTGATCGCAAATGGTAATATAGGGATGCATGATCGGATAGGGTATGTGGTTACAATACTTTAATGTAGTAATGTCATTTCTGACTGATGTATTTCGTCGTACATTTGTATTGTGAGATTTACTAGGACGCGGAATGGAAATGACCCTACATCTATCCACAATTTTATCTGGAATAAAACTTAAGTGTTCCGTTAATAATATATATTTAATATCCACATCGGTGTATGACAACGTCTGCATATAACTATAAAATACTTCTAATAATTCATTATGTATAGCATGAAAATTTTTACATACGATTATACAACTACGACAATGTCTTGATTGTAATATCTCCATAATATGTAGATATATTCCACCCCATAACACTTTTGAATTACATCCTAATAATTCCATATCTACTTCAAAATGAATATCACTTATTTTCAAGGTATAACTACTGTTTGCAACGATATTCGTAATTCTACGTTCGTATTTTAGATGTGACGGTGAATATTTGAGTATAGATTTTAACATTTGTGTATATTTACCACATCCATTAGGTCCATAAAAAATCAAACTGCGTAAAGATTGAATTTCAACAGGGAAACCATTATATATATTACTTAATTTTGGATGTAATGGATTATTTTTTTCTAATTGTATATATTCCTCAAAATGAGACATTGTATAACTCATAATATTAAGAATGCGTTGTCTTTATTATTATTATCCTATATTATGAACAATATATTCATAATTATACTATTTGCAATATTAGTTATTCTCTCAAGTGGATTATATTCATATGCGAATTTTAGGGTAAATAAAATAAATGGTAAAATCAATATAATATCTCAAAAATTTTTAATTATATTGGCATTGTCGATAGGGTTTGGAAGTATAGAATATTTTTTTAAAATACCAGCATTTATATTAATAAAAGAGTTATTGAGTCCGATACAAATACAAATGATATGGTTATTTGTCACTTCTATTAGTGTTATAATATTTCAAAAATTATACTTGAAACAAACAATACAACCACACTCTTACATAACCTTTACTTTAATCTTTGCCATTTTAATAATTGAAATGTATATGAGAATTAAATGAATATATATATCAAATATTTAAAACATTCATGTTATATAGTTTATACAACATGAATGTTTATTTAGAATTAGAAGACATTCACCCAAGATATATCAATATATCTAATCCCGTAAAAAATACAGTACTTGATAATAGTATGTTTATGAGAACCTCGTATAGTAATACCCTATGTAGTATGAATTGTATGCATATTCATTTAAAATTTAATATAATGCGAGTATTGAAATATTTTAATAGATACACCTATGAATTTAAATACGAAGATAACATCCATAGTATTGAAACTCTTTCTAAACTAGAACATTCTATATTAGACTCTTTAAATATAAATAATTTGCAAAAAACAATACAACTCAAACAACAGTTGATTCATAATAAAATACACATTCATACAAAATCATCCTGCATGTATCCAAACACACCATTACTTATTTTAAAAATATCAGGTATCTGGTTAACTTCTACCCATTATGGATTGACTTATAAATTTATACATGGACTTACCCATCCGTTGAAAAATATTTTAAAATAATATTCATTATAAGTATAACCATGCTATTCGTTATGGTCAATAAATATGTAACCGATAACAGCCTACGATTGTAACTGTCCGTAACAATTTTTTCAGATGTACTCATGGAATTCTGCATGTAATCGTAGGCTATCCATAATTGTATGAGTATTAGAAAAAAAGATACATTGCTATACATTGAATATTCTGTGGCGACTTCTCCTTGATTAATATGTTTTAAATACTCTGCATTTAAAACGATTAACCATGTCAATAGTCCAATCAATAATAAAGATGGAATGGATTGAGTAAATAAACTTTGTACAAACGAAAATGAATTAGATTTTAACATATCCATTTTGCTTATAATTGCAAAGGATGAAAACATAATTCCTAAGGTGGCCATCATAATCATACCATAACTCCATAAAGAAGCAGAAGCGGGACCAACGTTTATGTTGGTCGACGTAGGTTGAATCATTTTTATTATAACTCCAGTGATAGCCATAAATATGATTAATGAAGTATTATAGGATGCCATATGAATTCTATGATATAATGTGATTATATTATTGCGACGAATGAATAAAGTATTATTCTAATATAGTAATAATGTATAAGAATATAAACATGTCACATCCATTGATACCTAGAGAACAAACTTATTTGCTTTCCCGTAAGGTAGTTACTATACATTCAGAAGACAGAGATATTCTCAAATACCCAGATGCAAACTCGTTTGATATAAAACTTCCGCAAATCATGAAAAACGTACAATCTATGCGTCTGTTATTCACACGTTTTCCAAAGAGGAATTATTATACATTTAGTACAGAGTATCAAAATACAAAATTATCCTTTGTGGTCAAGTTTGACACGTTATCCCTTGAACCAATAGATTGTCATGAAATTAATACCATTGAAATTCAACCAGGTAATTACACCCTTACACAATTAACAACCGAAATTCAAACTAAAATGAACAAGTGTATTACTCAAAAATTAGGACAACTTTACAATGAGATGAAAGTAACCTATGATGTCGTTGGCCAACGCATAATGTTTGGAAACGTAAAACACCCTTTTCTATTATTATTCAATCGTAAAGAATGTTATAAAGATGTATGCAAACAACCAAACATGTGGGAATTACCCATCAAATGGGGTTTGGGGTATTATCTTGGGTTTGAACGAGCCACTTATATATCCATCTGTTTAGAAAAGAGTGTTTCTTTTAATTATTTAGAAAATAATCAAGTATGGTTAATGAATACGCATGGAAATGTCTATTTAACAATTGCTCCGTTTGAACCCGATATTGAAGGAGAGTCTGTAATTTACATGGAAATAGAAAAATACAATTCCATGGATGAACTTAAATTGTGTCCTCTTAATACAAACGGTAGTGAATTCAATACCTATGCAGGATATGTGAATTCAGCTTTTGCTAAAATACAAATAAATGACACTTTGTCGGGCATTGATACAACCGATATGATGCTACAAAACCTTACATATTTTGATATTCCTGAAGAACAAATATCTAAACTTCATTTTAAATTTAGATACCATGATGGTAGGCTTGTAAACTTTGCGAGAATGCCATTTAATTTTACATTGGAATTCAATTGTCTAAAAAATGAGATTGGGAAATCCTATAAAGTTCGTGTACCTGAGTATAGTTAAGGATATAAATGTTGAGGGCGTTGTAATGAGGTGCCTAGGAAGTATCTACTTCTAGTATGATACACATTTGTTTTCATATAGGATTTATCAAGTATATAGTAATAGAAGTATCTTTCGGTAATGCCATGGTATGTATTCAGTCTTCCCAGATATAACAATGTGGTTCGGCGATCTACCTCTAACATGTTTCGGTGATAGTTGATTTGATTCACCACGGATAGGTGTTTTTGAGTTACAATCGGGTCGCCGTACGAGAGGATTTCATCCATAATCTCTTGGGGTAAGGTGATAGACATTGTTCTTTTTTGGAATAGGTATAAGGTTCACACATACAATCATTTTTTTAATATATTATTAAAAAAATGAATACTTTATATACATAATATTGTATGTATATAACGTTACAATGAGTTCGCTTTGTAATTCACAATGCGGACCAGCAGATGCAGAACAACACCGTCAATGGAAAGATGGAAAGAAGAAAAAATTTATAATTAAAGAAGAAAAGGTCTTTATAAAACAGGTATACCGTAAAGATATACTTGCGAATATGTTGGCAAATAATTCTTTAACAGGTACAGAATTATTTGATGCGATCATGAAGGAAAACAAAGAATTATATGATGAAAGAAGACAAGGATGGATTTTTGAAACCCTTTGTCAAATTCTTATCATTCTAAAGTGTATAGAAAATATAAATTATACAGAAATTTATGATGGACAATTACAAAACTTAAAACAAATTAAAAATATTAATTCTTTGTTAAAGGTAAAGGTGGATGGTGGAGGTAATAATATTGTTGATATGGCTATAAATGAGGGAACTACGCTTGTTTTATTTACAATTAAATATAAAAACAAATATAGCGAAACAGATGTATCAAAAATAGACAACACAATAACCAAGCAAAATATAAGAGATGACTATAAAATTGGATTAGTTGTTAAGGATAAAGAAGTTGTTATTAAACACCAATATAAAAATAAACTAAATATTGATAAACAAATCCACGATACAATTATAGAAAATGGTTTATTATTTGATGAAAAAGATGTTATTAAAGCGTTAGATGTATTTTGCCAAAGATTTTCAAATAATCTATTAACGATTGATGATTTTATTGATTTCATTAATGCTGAATATTTATTATCACCTAGACAACAATTAACAAAAAAATTACATCAAAAAATGACAGAAATAAAATTTATAAAGTCGTTTTTGACAAATAAACATAAAATGTGGTGTATAGCACATAAACCAAGAAGTGGTAAAAGTATTACCATGTTATTAATATGTAAATATTTATTGGATCATGGTTATAAAAAAATACTAATAATGACATCTGTTCCAGCAACTATAAATAGTTTTATGAATGATTTAGAAAAGTATATTGATTTCAAAAATATTAATTACAAATTACAGGAAGATTTTGATACAATTGACGAAACCTTTAATGGTATTGTCTTTTGTAGTGTTCAATATCTTAAAATAGATGGAAAAAGTAAGAAAAAAGATTTATTAAAAAAAATAGGATTTGACGCAATTATTACTGATGAAGCCCATCAAGGGTCCTCAACCGATAAAACAAAAACAGAAATTTTAGATGTTGATAGTGATGTTGAAGAAATTCGTAAAAATATAAAACTAAATATATTTGCGTCAGGCACAGCAGATAAACCAAAAAAATATTATGGAATTCATAGCTCTTGTATTTATGAATGGGAAATTGAAGATGAAGCATTTATGAAAGAATTGATAAAACCAGCAGTAAAAAATAGAGAAGATATAATTGATTATATGGTTAGTCGTCATGGAAATACATTTACAGAGTGTTTGGAAAATAAAACTCTAAATAAAGATTACTCAAAACATCCTACTCAGGTATTAATGAAACATTCTATTCCTGAATTATTAATTACGGATATAAACGAATACAACGCTAAATATGGAACTAATTTTGGTTATAATTGCAGTTCGTTGTTTGCGTTAAAACAAATTATTAATGAAAAGGGTGAAGTATATTATGCGGAAGAGTTTGAATTATGTAAAACTACGGATGGAATAGATATATTAAAAGGGTTCTTTGATTGTATTATTTCAACAAACAGAATGAGAAAAACCATTATGAAACAAATTGAAAATACACAAACAAGTCGCGGATCAAGAAAATCAACAATTGAAAATCCATTACTATTTATTATGTATCTTCCTACTCATACAAGAAATAACACAATATCATTATTACAAAAAACATTCAAACAATTTTTAAAAACACATAATTTATGGAGCGACTATAGAATAGAATATTCTAATTCAACAGAAGATACTGGAAATGTCAAAGAAGAATATAATGAATACATACAAACAATAATGAATAATACAAAAACAGAAAATAAAAAAGGTTGTATTTTATTGTTAGGCAATAAAGGAAGCGTAGGTATTACCTATACACATTGTGATGTTACTATATCCTTAGACGACGGACACAATTTAGATAATCAAAAACAACGATTTTCAAGAGCTTTAACTGAATCAGATGGTAAAACAATAGGAATAAATGTAGATATGAATATTCAAAGAACTTATTTACATTTGATTGATATAATTCAAAAACATAGGAGAAATACAAAAACTAAAAAAACAAATGCTGAAATACTATATTATTTATTTGAACATAATATATTCTTATTTGATCCACAACAAATTAATAACGGAAAAATGACAACTGTTGAGATAATGTCTTACTACCAAAAAGAAGCAGAACATATTATGAAAGAAATTGATGATACACCATTCTTAGAACAACTTGTGTGTGATGATGATATGCGAGATTTTATAAAAAGCGATTTTCAAAAAAGAGAATTAAAAAAAATTAATAAAGATTTAGAAGGAGACCAACCAGATTGTCCTAAAGGCGGTAAATCAAAGGTTCAAATTGACCCACCTGCAGATGGCAAAGAAGATGAAACTAAGTTGAAGGAAGAAGAAACTGCTAAGATTGAACTTTTGATTAATCAAACATGCGAAATGTGTAAGAGTTTCTTATTTCCATTATTAGCGTTAATTTCAAGGTCATATAAGTTATTTGATTTTAAGGAGATATTTACAAATGACAAAACCTCCAGATTAATTATTTTATTATTACTAGATAAAAAAATTGATTTAGACCTTGATAATTACGGTATTATAGTAAATATAATGAACAAAATTATTGACAATAATGCTGAAATTGTTAATAACATTCGTGAGATTTATAGCATAGCACCTGCTAATAAGTTGCGTGAGCTTATTGAAAAACATTTTATACCTACAAATGATGAAAGAAAAGGAAACGCAGAAGTTCCAACGCCTGTTAAATTAGTAGATGACATGTTAAACACATTATCAGTTGAGTTTTGGAAAACGCCTCAAAAAGTATTTGAACCTTGTTGCGGAAAAGGTAATTTTGTATTGGGAATTGTAAAAAAATTTGATGAAGGTCTTAAAGAATTATATCCTGATAACGAAGAAAGAGCACGTATTATTATGACAGAATGTATTTATTATGCCGATTTAACAGCTCTAAATGTTTTCATTACAACTGAGTTATTGAGATGTGAGTTTGAAAGCATATGTGGAATAGATGAGTTGGATTTTGAATTTAATAATTATACAGGAGATACTCTTGAATTAAATATTGAAGATAAGTGGAATATTCATTTGGAAGATGTTTCAATAATTGGTAATCCTCCATACTCAACTGATCCATCAAAACCTGACACAAAACCTCTATATGATAAATTTATTGAAAAATATATTGGTGGTAAGTTATTATTATTCGTTGTTCCTTCCAGATGGTTTATTGGCGGAAAAGGATTAGATGGGTTTAGAGATTTTATGATGAACAGAAAAGATATTGTCTTTATTCAACACGAAGAAAAATCTAAAAAATGGTTTGGCAATAATGTTGATATTGAAGGAGGCGTTAATTATTTCTTAAAAGATGCGTCATATAATGGATTTTGTTTATTTAATGGAGAACCATATGATTTATCTAAGTATGATTGTATCATAAAACCAAGATATCATAAAATTATTGATATTATAAGTAATATGGAAACTATTATAAAAATATATTGCTCGTCAGGTTATTTTAAATATAGAACAAATGACAGCAGATTAAAAAATAATGGAAAAATAAAATGTTATGTTTCTTTACAAAAATCAAGTGATAGATGTAAATATATAGATAATTATGATTTTAATGAGAAAAATACATTTTGGAAAGTTATTACCGCAAGGGCAAATGGGAAAAATCCTAATTTTGGGGCAAAATTTGTAGGAAATCCAACTGAAATATATACAGACAGCTATATATCATTTCGTGTTAATAACGAAGAAGAAGCAAAATCTTTGTTAAGTTATTTAGAAACAAAATTTGCTAACCATATGTTATCCATTAGAAAAATCTCACAAGATATAAGCGAGAAGACTTGTAAATGGATACCATTCGTTCCATTAGATAGAATATGGACGGACGATAAAGTATGTGAATATTTAAAAATAGAACAAACTATGTATATTTAACTATAAAATATTATTATATGTTTATCTATGAGCGTTCAAACATATAATGAACTAATAACGATGCCTCTTGGTGAAATATTTTTTTTATATATTTTGTGATATCAATATAATTTATAACCCACACGAGTGAAATGTATTCCCCCATCCATGGTATCTAGTAGTCTTTTTTGGGCTTTTGCCTTATTCAAGGTCGTTCCTTTTGAATGGATTACACCCGTTTCTTTATTCATAACTTTATATAAATCTTGATTTCTTATTTTTCTTATTACGATTGGCATATTATATGTATAGGATATTGTTCATAAAGGTTCAAATCAAAGCATGCATGGAGGTACCGTAGGTTTGAATATCAAATATAGGACTGCTGACGGTATCATTTGTAGCGTGTTTCAAAGGTGCACACCAATGGGTTGTAGTGATACCCTTTAAAAAAGCATTCTTTCGTTTTAGTTGATTGTCTTCTGTATTCTCTTTATGGTCTTTTGGCATATAGGAAATGTATTGTACGATTCTCTCTTCCATGTTTCCAACGTCTCCACAATGGTTTTGATGGAATAATCTAGAGTCCCATAAGACCACCGAACCTTTTTTTACAGAAAGACTAGTTTGGGAGAGAGGTTTACAATAATCTTCATCTATAATGTTAAAGTTTCGGACACCTTTTAAATTATATTGTTGTACGTACGCATCGTACATTAAATGTGACCCATCACATACCTTCAAGGTTTTATGTTCATTGTCCGTCAATGCAACCATTCCTTGATAACAACGAAAAGAGGTATCGTTTGGAGATTGGTCGGTATGCATCCAGTATCCTTCATAATGGTCGGTCGGGGACATGTAGCACATACCGTCAAAGGATACCATCAAGTCTTTTGTGTTCCAAACCTGTTGAAAGAGTTCTATTACGTTCGGTCGTGTTCGGATATACCATGCGTGTTCTTGATGCCCTGCGTTGTGTGTTTTGATAATCCCATGGTCACCTACGGGTATAGCGTTCGTTTCTTTCCATGCACGAAACAATTGAGTAGCGTGTTGGACTTCTTCAGGGGACAATACGTCCTCTATCACAAGATATCCGTGTGTCCTTAAATAGTCCATATACCAATTAAAGTTAATGATTATTTATATCCTTTATACAGATGTGTTGAGAGATGCAAACAAAACCATTTCTAAACGTTTATAATTTAAAGTCTGTATTCTACCCTGATTCAAAATATCACATATACAACTATGTAATTCTTGAAAGGTATCCATCATAAACAAGGTTCTAAACAAATCTTTATCACACGGGTCTTTCCCTAAAAACAATAACAAGTGACTCACGATACTATTGTCTTGTTTCATACGGTCATATATTTTTTTAAAATGTGAAACCGTTTTATCGTATAAGGTATCTATTTTTGTTGCAACCTCTTCGTCATTCCATTCCATCAATTGAAATGCTTGTAACAATTGTATACGATATAAGTCATCGTTGTCTATTTGCTTATAGGTACAAAGGAAAGAGACATCGTAGAGTTCGGACATTATCCTTCATTACTATGATTTATTTAAATACTAATTTCAAGTATGGTTGGATTGGTCACGTGTAAGCTGTCGTACTGGAATCCCTCCTCGTATCCATCCATCGGCGGCCACGCCTTCAATCAAATTCGCAGGATTGTTAATGGTCGCTTGTAACGATGGTATCAACGGTGTATAATTGGAATGTGTTAATTCTGAACTTGGATTGACACTCTTTCTATTATTCGCGAGTTCGCCTTGCTGTATCTGTGATTCCGCCACGACGTCGTTCACACCACGACCTAGATAAGGTACCGTTAGAAATGAACGTTGTAATAAACTAATTTTACATTTGTTACGTGACAAATCACTTAGGGTTAAATTTGAATTTTCATCAATATTACAACCACCTATACCAACGGTATGACTACCCGTAAAATTAATGGCAGGTTGAGAGGTTGCAAAGTCAATGACATTGGTCATTGGACATTGTGGTTTATAATTCATTAACCGATAATTTGCTGCTGCTGTATCTTGAATATTTTGCTGACTAAGGTCATCCATAGAATCCCCTATACGCGTGGTTGTGTTAAAAGTATTATACATGTATATATATTATATTTTAATTCTTTAATCTTAATCAATAGGAATATACCTACTTGCTAACCGAGCCGCGTTGCGAGCAACCAGCACGTTGACGTGTCTTAGACTTGCGTTTAGACTTGCGTTTAGACTTGCGCTTAGACTTGCGTTTAGACTTGCGTTTAGACTTGCGTTTAGACTTGCGCTTAATATTGGATTGGTTTAATATAAAGTTTACCATATCTTCGGTAGAACGGTCTCCATCGTATTGAGTCATGTAGTCTCCACTTATATAATATATCGTGGGAACTCCTTTACCTTGAACGTCTTGACCGCTTTTATGACGGACAAGAGTAGATGTATCAATATTAGCATCTACTACATATATGTCAGTACCGGAGAGGGAAGGATGTTGGTTTAATCCATTCCAAGACTCTTCCATTGCAATACAGTGTCCACACGTAGGTGAATAATACCTCAACAATACATCTTGTTTATCAAGAATAGTATCCAATTCTTCTACATTATCTGAATTCATCTGAACGAACATATATAATATATCAATATTATATATCATAGGATGATTGAACCGTTTAAACTATTCCTAACGATTTGTATAATGTTATTAGGTTTATATTATTATACCGTAACGGGATATGAAAACTTTACGAATCGTGATTCATTAAGTTGTCCTGATCTATTGATTCAAAAAGGAACCCAATTTTACTTGTATAATTCAAACCTCGCAAATGTACCTGGAGTGAATCCTGTAATATTTGAGAACTTGGAGGAATATACTGAATTTATAGAATGGCAACGTAGTCAGGGCATACAATGTCCGATTTTATATGTACAAGAGTCTTACGATGCACAAGGAAATAAGGTATATAAGTCACATGCCTCTCCTACAAACATTCAAGGTGGATTAACAAATTATCCAATTGGGACAGCGCCTCTCACAAAATTAGTGGATGCCTCTCATTCGGATAGTGTATATAATAAAAATAGTTACCCTGGATTTGATGGACAAGACCAAACCATTGGTACAAATACTCCTTTAGACTTAATGTATCATAATACTTCATCCGTTAGTCCAAACCCAATGGACACAACCTGGGGAGGTCAATCCTATACAAAAAAATTAGTAGATTCAGGTTATTATGAAAATGATTATGTCACTAAACCCACAGACGGGACAAATTAACAAGAACACCTCGTTCCCTTATTCATTTATACACATAATATAAATGAAAGTTATTCCATTAGGATTACACTGTTCTGTCCCCGACGGAATTAAACTAGCAAATTTGCGTGAATATTCTTATCCTTTTGATTGGTTATGGTCTCCAAGTAAAACAACATATAATACATTAAGTATTCTAATAAATGATGGTATTGAAAAGGCATTAGAATATATGACATACATATTATAGATATATTGGTAATGAACACTATATATCTGTTGATAACATTACAAATAGTCAAATGAATAAGAATGAGTACAAAAATAAATTAAAAAGAAGATTAGAAAGATTATTAAGATATATATGAACTAATTTATCCAGTTAATAATAATATTAAAATAGTTGATTTTTGTTGGAATAAAAGAAAGAAAGAGATAAAATGATATAATTGAATATATTTCTTACGATTTTAAAAATATTTGGGGTGAAGTTAGTGAGTTAACTAAAACGTATACTATAAGTATTTAATTTTATATATATATATATATATAGTATAATGAAACATACCCGTAAGTCTCGTAAGTTACGTATGTTAAGGTTAATCGGAAAAAGAAAGGTGGTGCTTTAGAAGAACATGGACTACCTATATGCGATAGGTTATCATGCTTTACAATTACAGATGAAGCGATACAGACATTTAATCGTGCGTTTAATGTTCCGATGGATTGTGTAATTAATGCATTACAACTTATGAATGTTTTGGATGAGACCGCCGCAAATATTATGAGAATATCTACATTAGGAATGTTCGGTTTTACTAAGGAACAAATAGAAGTTATATTTATGTACAAGGCAGGACATAACTTTTCATTTGTACCAACTATGAATTATCAAGAATGGAGTACTAGAATTACGACATTATTACCACCCGGGAATGTAGTTTTTGCCGGATATGAAACCCAAACTGGATCAAAACATGTGTTTCTTATAGGACGTTTTGCAAATGGTAGACTCGTGTATATTGACCCACAAAGGCCTCCAATGTGTCTTTTAGATTCCCCTGCGTGTGAACGTAATGTAAATGGAGAGGGACAACGATCATGGTATTTATTATTTCATTCCACTATACCATTGACAACAGCCAATACGGATACGTTGATTGCTTATACACAAGCACTTCAGAGACAAGGTAGACCATAATGTTAGAATGCTAATAACAAACTCTTTCAATAAAGCGACGTCCATTCAATTGAAAGATGTATATATTAATTCTTATCTAAAATTATCATAGATTGGTTTAAACTCTCTCTGAAATTTTTAAGTTGATTGATATTAGCAATCGCTTTTAAAGAATCTGACGATATGGGATCGGATGATATGGTGACAGCATTGTTCACTACCTCTGATAAGACAGCTATACTAATGGCCTTTTCCAATTGTATAATGGTATCTTCATAATTGGTTCTATACTTACTAATCAACAAAGTGTCGTTGAGTTTGTCTGTATTTGCACTCACACTCGTTGCAATGGATGGGTTGTCCATCGTGGATGCAGTCATGGTTTCAATCACACGCGTTTGATACGAAAACATTTTAATTATAAATCTTATAAATAAGTATGCAATTACGATAAGTCCAGCATATTGAATACGACTATCCATTAAACTATACGTGTATAAAAATAATTAAGTATCTTTCATAAAGTCAATGATATTGAGTATACATGATTTAGACAATTTTCGTTCTTTACCGTCGCGTGTAATCATATGAACCTTGTATAAATCGTTGGGGTCTTCACGAATTATAGTCAAAAGATTGGATATGGATTTATATTTCGTCAGGACTGCTTTTGCAGAAACCGTACTTACTAGCGGTATTTGAGATAACATTAATATACCAATGTTATCAGGCGTAATATTATTTTTCTTAATGTTGTGTTTCACATCTACATATGGAACCGTTTTACTATCTGGGTCATTATAGTAAAACGGTTCTTTTAATTTAGACAATTTATGCGTCGTTTGTAATATCCATAAAGCAGATTCTTGTACGTCCATGGTTCTGTATATAGAGAATCCTTTCGTGTAACTCATAGTGGTCATGGTTGAAATTAAGATTTCTTTTGTAATGGGCCTACCAAACGAACGCGGTTGGAATTTACGTAAATCACCTTCTATTAAATAAAATATGGCGTGATTATGTAAAGAACATTGGTTTAACCTGAAACTTTGTTCATTGTATCGTCCATCACATATACTAGAAGCCAGGTCGCTCAATGTTTTACGTTCTATAATGAGAATCTCTTTCCCAGTATCATCACAAATCACAATATCACCGATTGGTAAATTACAGGTTTCAATGTTTTCACCACTTTGACTTAAAATTGTATTTAAGTCATGTTCACGATAATCTAGTTTTATCAACATACTCTTAATATACACATTATCTTTATAATCTTATTGTAGTATATGAAATCTACTACAAAAAAACAGTTTAAACATGGACATAATAAAACCAAAAAAGTATATGCAAGAGAACAGATTATACCTTATAATATTCATAAAGCAACAATACTTAGTTATGACCCACAGGCATCATGTATGATTTTAAAACAAATTTTCGGAAATGAAATGGGAGATATTGAAAGTCCACCAGATAATGCATTGGCAAAAAGAAATATTAAATGGATGAGATTTAAGTACGGTTCAAGAGCAGAATTACATTTTGTAGAACCTTATAATCTAAAACATAGCAAATTATTAAAAACCATGGTAGAAGAAGAAGAAGAACAATATCCGTTAGACACACAATTGTTTGAGAACCATATAGGTATATATGTCCCAGATTTAACCAATATAATCCTAAATACATTGACTATACATGTATCATATATAGTTACCATGAGAGATGACGGAATGTATCAATTATATATTGATATTCCGCATGCATTGGATTATCTAGAAGTGGATAGTTTAACTTTAGACGTGGATAAAGTGAAAAAACGATTTCCATCGTTCAATATTAGTCATTTTGATGAAAATAGTAGATACGTTTCAAATCTAGAAAAATCCAATAAACTATATAAAGGAAAATATTATAGAGACCCAAATCATAATGGTTCGCTAAGAATAGTAACCGTTCATGAGGGGATGGTTACTATAAAGGGGAGAGACACACCTAAAGGAAAAATATGGAAAGTACACGGAGTTATGGATAAAAAGGGTAATGCTAAAATTGATTTTACACCAAAAGGAGGTCCGATTATAGAAGCATATATTACGTCAACCCAAGTAAAGTTTGAGGATGGAAATGTTTGGAAACGAGATATAAAAATAAAATCATTATAGTAT